GGTGTCACTATCACTGCAACTATGGGTGGTGCTGCCGGTACAGGCACTATCGAAGTTACTATGAAGTATGTAGTTGACTAATTAAGTCGGGGCGGTTCGCCGCCCCTTCTTTTACAGGATAGGTAAAGATGACTAGTACAGTTGATATTGCAAACTTTGCGCTTAACAATTTAGGCGCTTCTAACATTTCTTCACTAGATGAAAACAGTAAAGCAGCAAGAGTAGTTAATCAGCGTTTTGAATCTGTAAGAGATGCTGTTTCTCGCGCACATCCTTGGAATTGTTTAATTAATCGTGCAACTTTGGCGCAAGACACTGTTGCTCCTACGTTCGGTTATGCTTTTCAATATTCTTTGCCAACAGATCCATTTTGTTTACGTGTGTTAGAATTTAGCAATGGATCTCTTTCGTACCCACAAGACAATATTACCAGTAACTCAGGTGGTCCGGTTTTTGTAATTGAAGGTAGAAAACTACTTACTGATGAGGGTTCTGCACAAATTAAATACATTGGGCGTATAACAGATCCACAACAATTTGATGCAAGCTTAATAGAAGCTATAGCTGCTAGATTAGCTGCTGAAATTTGTTATGCAATAACAGGATCAACAAGTATGGTGCAGATACAAACATCTTTGTATGAAGCAAAGATAAACGAAGCACGATTTAACGATGCAACAGAGGGCGCAACGCAACGTCTAGAAGCGAGTGACTTTATTGAAAGCAGGTTATAATGGCACGGTCAGCACCAGCATTTAGTTCTTTTACAGCAGGTGAAATTAGCCCAAGGCTAGAGGGCCGTACCAATATAGAAAAATACCGTGAGGGTTTGTCGGATCTTACCAATATGGTTGTTATGCCTCATGGCGGTGTAACACGTAGACCAGGCACAGAGTTTTTAGGGCAGGTTTCTAACAGTACATCACCTTCTGCTACTAATGTTCGTTTAATACCATTTCAATTTAAAACATCAGATACGTATATTTTAGAATTTACTAACGAAACTATGCGTGTATATCGAAATGATTTGCAAGTTTTAGAATCATCAGGCGTGTCAATTTCTAACGCTAGTATACTTGGAAATGGGCGCCTTGAGATAACAACAAGTAGCGCTCATGGATTTGGTGCTGGCGGTCAAGAAATATTTATTTCTGGCGTCAACGGTATGACAGAACTTAACAACAGAAACTTTCGAGTTTCTGATAGTCCTCAACCAACAAGCACTACTTTTATTTTAGAAGAAGTTATTGGTGGGTTTGTAAATCCATCTGCATTTACTGCTTACACCTCTGGCGGCACTGCAACAAAAATATATGAAAAAACTACACCATATCAAAATGCTTTTGTAAATGATTTAAGATTCGCTCAATCTGCTGATACAATGTTTATTGTTCATCCAAACTTTGCAGTAAGAACTCTTACTAGATCTGATCACAATAATTGGACTTTTGCGGCTGTATCATTTACTGAAAACAGCACTCCAACACTTTCTAGCTCTAATAATTTTCCAAGTGTTGTTTCGTTTTTTGAACAGCGTTTAGTGTTTGCTAATACAAACAATAATCCACAAACAATTTTTTTTAGTAAAAATGGAGACTACACAAATTTTACTACAGGCTCCAATGCTGACGATGCTTTAATTTATACAATCGCTTCAAATCAAGTTAATGCCATTCGTTTTCTTTCTGCTACTCGCGTTTTAACTGTTGGAACGTCTGGCGGTGAGTACGTTGTTACATCAACAAACGATGGACCAATAACGCCTACAACAACCCTTATACGTAAATATTCTAACTATGGCAGTGCAAATATAGAGCCTGTACAAGTTGCAGACGTTACTTTGTTTGCCCAACGTGGTAGTAGAAAAATACGTGAATTTAAATTTGTAGGTGATGTTAATACAGGCGGTTATTCAGCACCAGACATGACTATATTAGCTGAACACATTACAGATGGTGGCATAAAGCAAATGGCTTATCAGCAAGAGCCTGATAGTGTTGTGTGGTGTGTTAGAAATGATGGTACACTTTTAGGATTAACATACCGCCGTGAAGAAGAAGTTGTTGCTTGGCACAAACACGTAATAGGTGGTTCTTTTAGTGGTGGGCAAGCTGTTGTTGAAAGTATAGCTACACTTCCAACCGATACAGGTGAAGATGAGTTATATATGGTTGTTAAAAGAACAATTAATAGCGTTACAAGAAGATACGTTGAAAAATTAAAAGTTTTTGATTTTGGAAGTAATACAGTAAATTCATTTTTTGTAGATAGCGGTTTATCTTATTCTGGATCATCAGCTAATACCTTGTCAGGTTTAGCTCACTTAAAAAATGAAAGTGTACAAGTACTTGGAGATGGTGCATCGCACCCTGATAAAACAATATCTGGTAATGCTCTTACTTTAGATTATCCAGTAACAAGTGCTGCTGTTGGTTTTGGATTTGAAAGCAGTATGCAAACCTTGCGTGTTGACAGTGGATCTGTAGATGGAACAAGTCAAGGTAAACCAAAACGCATACACGGTATAACTGTTAGATTTTTTGAAACAGTTGGCGCTGAAGTTGGCAACGATAGTGGAGAAGTAGATAGGATATTTTTTAGAGATAGTTCAATGGATATGGACACTGCTGTTCCTATGTTTACTGGCGATAAAGAAATAGAATTTCCTGGTGGTTTTGATGATGACGATAGAATTTTTATAAAACAAAATCAGCCGTTACCGTTAACAGTTCTTGCGTTCTATCCACGCATGAACACGTTTGATAAGTGAGTTAAATAATGTGTAATCCTTTAATGCTTTTATCAACAGGTTTACAGGTTGTTTCTGCTGTTTCATCTAAAAATGCTGCTGACAAAGCTGCTGCTAAAGCATTAGAAGCTGGAAATTTTAATGCAGAAATAATTGAAAGAGATATAGATTTATTAGAAAAATCTCAAAATATTTATAATGCCAATTTTCTTGTATCGCAAAATAGAGCCGCAATAAATTTTGAAAGAGATATACAATCGCAAGCAAGAGTTGGTTTTGGTTATGCTGGCGTTGACATGAGCCAAGGAACGCCAATAGCTGTCTTAAGACAAAACGCTAGAGAATTTGATTACGAGCAAAAAGTTAGAGAATTTGATAACTCCGTTGTAAATATGCAAATTGACGATGAACAAGAAAGCTTGCAAATGGCTGCTGATTTATCTCGCATGGAAGGTGGAGCGCAAGCAGCCGGTCTAAGGGCTCAAGGCACTTCATCTTTATTAACAAGTCTAGCTAACACCGCTTCAACTGTTTATGAATATCCTGGAGCATTTAGAAGAACATGAAAATACCTACTTACACAAGCAAGGCTGTTCCGCAACAAACAAAAACAGGAACTGAGCGTAGAAATATCGTAAGAATGAATGGTTCGCTATTAGCAGAGGCAGAGTTACAAAAAGCGAAACCTTTAACAGCATTGCTGAGTGGTGCGGCACAATTTGCAACTGTGCGCTATCAGGCTGGTCAAGAAGCACAATACAACCAAGCAGCTTTAGCCATTGAAGAAGGTATGACTGAAGCTGAGTACGCACTGTCTAACTCTACAGATATTTATAATGTTCTTGATGGCAAGAATAAATGGAACGACTTTATGACAGAGTTGCGTGATAAAACTATAAATTCTGTAGACAGTAAGACTATGCGTAGAAAATTAAGTTTTGCATTTGAACAAAATGAAATTGCAACACGATTTAGATTACGCGCAATAGTTGATGATAAAATTTTAAAAGCTGAACAAGCAGCAATGGCTGCTCGTATGAAAAGACTTAAAAATGAATTGATACAAGGCCCAGGTGCAACTGTAGAAAATTACAATTCTAAACTTGGTATTTTAGCTAACGATCAAGACAAAGGTGTTAAAGGAAATAGATATAATCCTGACAAAGTCGCCGAAGCAAATCAAAGTTTACGTGCTGATATTGCATCTGGTTACATTTCAAACACATACGGTTTTGATCCTAATACAGCTTCTCAGCTTTTTAAGATGCTTGATTTACAAGATGAAGTTAAGGCTGGCACTATAACTGAAGAAGAAGCAATGCGGCTCACTGGTATTAATGATCCATACGCGCTGCATGTTTTGTACAACATTGATCGAAATGTAGCTACAAAACTAATTCAAGACAATTTAGCTTTGTCATTAAAATTTTATGATGCAGAACAAAAATTAGAAAAAGATCAAGAAGATGACATTAACGCTATGCACACTAAAGCATATAACTTTGTCATATCTGTTCAAGATGCAGATGAGGTTACTGCAACAACCATGCAACAATTAATGACCCCACAAGCTTATGATAATCTTACAGGTTCTGACAAAGCAGAAACAATACCTGGAGTGCGAGCAAAAATAATTTTACGTGATTATTTAAATGCACAGATGTGGGCAAACCCAACGCAACAAGAACGCATGAATAATGAGGTTGATAGAGCCACAGATTTTAAATTTGCGTCAACTGGTGAAGGTAGCCAGGCAAGGTATAGTGAGCTTTATGCTTTGGCAGAACGTGGGCAGCTTACAGTTAATGAGCTTAACACAGATACATTTAAAATAACTGGCGAGCAACACAGAGCTTTGTATATGAAAATTTCTAACGAGTCAGACGAGGCTTTGAACGAGGGCTCTAAGCTTTTAAAAAGATCTTTTAGATACAACGAGCAACAAGCAGCTGACGGTAACGATAGATTAGCTCAAGCATCTAAGACTGCATTTGAGGCTGCTGACTTTGAGTTACAAAATGAGCATATGCGCCGTCAAGCTGCTGGCAATCCTATGACAAGAACGGAAATACAAGAGTTTGCTCTCAAACAAATAGAGTTGTTTGGCGAATCTTATCGTGCAGAATTACAAATAGAATACGAAGCTGACATTGCTTCAATACAAATAAATCTTCCTGGTTTAACTATTAATCCTAGTGATCCCTTAACATCTATGGATGTATATTTTAATGGTTTGCCAGAAGCAGTACAGGATCAACGTAGAACCGTTTTTGCAGCTTCTAAAGCAAGATTGCGCGGTAAGTATTCTAATCAAGGATTGTTCTAATGGCTGATTTATTAAGCAATGATACAGATCTAGAAATGGAAAAATATTTTGAAGCAGAAACGCTTTCGTTCGCAGGTTTAGATCCAGCTATTATAAAAAACAAAAAAAGTATTTTTAATCCAGAAACAAAAACAAACGAAATACTTACACCTATGGATAAAGGTGGTTATTTTAAAATTGGTGAAGAACCGGTAGAAGTTATGTTGGAAGCGCCGATGCAACCGGCTATGCCAAGCAACAACACTGATCAATTACCTTTAAATTTAGCAGCACAAGAAGTTGCAACATATGCAAAAAGATTAGAAAACGATGTTGGAAAATTTGACGTAGCAGATCTAGAGGCAGCAGGTTACACCGGCGAACAAATAGAAGCTGGTATGAATTTAATGAAACCGGCGCAAGAAACTTCTACAGTGCAACCTATGACATCAGAAGAGCTTGCTACGGCAATAGCTAATGGCGAACCTATGATAGGGCCATACGATCCTACGTTACGTGAGGAAGGTGTTGTTGCTATAAAAAGCTTTGTTATAGATCTTGCGGTAAATGGTTTGCGTGATGAGTTATTAGAAGCAAATCCAAATTTGACTGAAGAGCAGATACAGCAAGAGATAGACGCTCGTATGCCTGAGTTTGAGAACAATGCTGGTGTCTACAGCAATATGTTTTTTGGTACAGGCAATCCATTAGGTGTTGGTATTGCTGACTTTGCTACTGCTGGCGTAATGGACATGCAAGAAGGTGCAAGGATGTTCTCGCAAGGCCGTGATCGCGGCGAAGGTGGTGACGTAGGCAAAAGAGCCCTAGGCGCAGCATTAATGCTTGCCGGTGTTGCTGAGGCTACTGGTGTTGGTTATGGGTTTGGTAAACTGTTAAAACGTGGCATTAAAATTATTGAGCCAAAAATTTTAAACATGGGTAATGTTGTTAAAGAAAGATTAAACCAGCCTGGAGAAATGCCTACAGTAGGAATGTTTGGCGGTAACTATCAAAACATATTTTTAGGACCAGGACAAAAAAGATCTTTTTATGTAGGTGCTAGAGCAGGTGGTGAGCAAAACACTAACGCATTAAATCGTGTGCAAGAAATTTCTCAAACTAAAGGAAATAAAAAAGTAAAGATTGAAGATCTTGCAGATTATTTTGATGAAAATCATTTACAAATTTACGGTAGAAAACTTAATCCAGATGTAGATAAAGACTTTAATTTAGCCGCTGATGCAGCCGCTGATGAAATTTTGTATCAAATGGATCAAGCTGTTAATGGTGTTGGCTGGTATGATAAAGATGTAAAAAGAACATTTGCATTAATGGCGCAAACACCAGGGCTGGAAGAATTAGCTGATAATGAAACATTGCGAGTTATTTGGTCAGCTATTGCAGCGCCAACTTCTATTGGTCTTAAAGTCAATCAAAACACTCGCGCCGCAACTGCTGCATTTTTAGAATATCTTAAAACTGGTAAAGTTCCGGTAAATCCACCTGCTGCTGGCGCTACAACACAAGGTATTTCTGGAGCAGGTTGGGGTTTTAAACAAGGCGGTGTTGCTAAAGGATTGCAAGTTATATCGTATTTGATTGAAACTAAAGGGCCAGAAGGTTTTGCAGATTGGTGGTTGTCACCGCATACATTAGGTGAACTAACAGAAATTAGAAAAGCAGCAGGTCTAGGAAGTGGTCCAGTAGGTGTTGGTGGTGGTAAAGATAGTGTTCATTTAGGCGCTATGGTTTTAGGCGATAAAACTGGTCCGTACTCACTCAATATAAATGGTTATGAAGGTACAACAAAAGACGTTTGGTTTTCTAGATCTTATAACAGACACTTTGGTAACATGAAAAAACCAGATGGATCTTTAGCAAGTCAACCACGTAATCAGTCAGAGCGCCGGCGTATGGAAGAGTTTACAAGAAAAGTAATTGACAATTTAGAAGGTTTAGGATTATCAGAGCAAGACGCTCAAGCGGTACTGTGGTTTTATGAGCAAGGCCTATTTACAGATTTAGGTGTTGTTTCTCGTCCAGGTTCGTTTTCAGAAGCAATGGAGAAAATATCTAATGAGTTACGATCAGGAGTTCGCGCAAGCGATGAAAATAAAATTGGAACTGAATCGCAAACAGCGGAAATCACAGGGTTCCGATCAGTCAGTCAACCAAAGAGGACCGTTCGATCGACAAGAAGAAATCAACAAATTGATGACGAACAATCCAGGCCTTACGCGCGAGAAAGCGGAGAAGGGTCTGAAGGAACTGGGCTTTTAGTTTTAAGTCCAAACGAAAATTTACAATCTATATACAATAAATCTAATTTAGCTTTACCAAAAATTTCCGAAACAAAAGCTAGTGATACTGCTAATCAATACAATTTAGACATGACAAGTGCTATGTCTAATCATGAATTTGCAGCACAAGTTGAAATAAAATCACCACAAGATCTTGCAGATGCAAGGTTGTTTAGAACAGAAAACGGCAGTGGTTTTGCCATAAAATCAGATGGTGATATTGTTGCAGTATTTCAATCTGCAAACGAAAGTCAAAGTGTTGGCTATGGTATGATACAAGCAGCTGTTGAGGCTGGTGGTAGAAAACTAGATGCTTTTGAAACATTTTTACCAGGTATATACGAAACGGCTGGATTTAGGCCGGTTGCTCGTTTAGGTTGGAGTGATGAGTTTGCACCACCAAATTGGAATAAAGAAACATTTAAAGATTTTAATAATGGCGAACCTGATGTAGTATTTTATGTATATGATCCAAATTATTTCGGCGGCGCCACAGATGTTCCTAGAATAAATACTTACGATGAAGGTGTTGTTGCACAAGAACAAGAAATTTCTAAATTGAAAGAAACAATAGATGGCTATTGATCCAACAGAAGTAGCAGAACAACAAGAGCAGCAACAACGAATTAATATTGCTGGGGCTCCTAAAGAGTTTGCTAAAGGGCCAGATCGTGAAGGTGAGTTTGAAGTAGCATTTGGTGCTGGCGGTGTTTTAAACCTTCTTAAAAAATTAGATAGTCCTAGCGCTAAACCGGATGTTCCTGTTGACGACACTGGTGTTGTAAAAAAAGGTCCAAGAGTTCCTACACCACAAGAAAAAGGACTTGTGCAAGACGGTCAGTTTTCTGAAACTGCAACAAAAAGATCTCTAGCTCCTAAGCTTATGTCTCCAGAAGGTGTAGAAAAATTTGAATCACAAGGATTAAAAGCGCCGGCAATAGGCGAAGAAGTTCCAATAAATGCAATACAAGACGCGCAACAAGCGCTAGATCAAGAAGCTTTAGATGCAGAAGCATTAGCTGTTGACGTTAATAAACAAGCGCAAAACGCAATGACCGCGCAAGCTAAAGGTTACAAAGCAGAAACAGCGATTGCTGATGAAACAAAAACTGATGAAGTGTTAACTTACATTGCTAGCAAAGAAACAAATATAAAGGCATTAAAAGACGGTGGTGATTTTAGTTTTGATTTTATCGATACAGATGACGATGTTAAAAAAATTATTACTGCTATTGGTGAAGTTTACTCTGATGAAACCGTTGCAAGAACGCGAGGTAAAATTTCTAATAATGTTACTATGGACGAGGCGCATGGTTTAGTTGCTGATGAAATTGGTTTTTCAAGATCTTTGTTAGATAGAAAAATTGGTGATAGGCCGTTAACTGCTGCTGAGTTTGTTGGGGCTCGCGAGTTGTTAGTTAAAAGTGCAGCTAGGTTAGAAGAGCTAGCAAGACTTATAAAAGCTGGCGGTACAGATGCAGCAACACGGTTAAAGTTTCGTAGGCAGTTATCTATTCATACAGGCATACAATTACAATTAAAAGGCGCACAAACAGAAGCAGCGCGAGCGTTACAATCTTTTCAAATAAAAGTAACTGGAGAAATGAACGCTACAAGGTTTAGCGAAGAAGCTCAAAGAGTATTAAATGAAAGTGGCGCTGGAGAAATTACTGAAGCATTAGCAGATAGATTGTTAAAAGTTGGTGCTAATGGCAAAATTAATAATAATTACATGCAAGCTATTAATGATTTTACTAGAGTTGGTAGCTACGCAAAAAGCAAAAGAATGGTACACGAAGCGTATTTAGCAGGGCTCTTGTCCTCGCCAGCTACGCAGTTTAAAAATTTTATAGGCACTGCATCATTTATGTTGTTTCAGTTACCTACAGAGATAATAGCCGGCGTGTATGGAGATGTTATTAGGGGTGGACGTAAGCAGTTAGGTATGCAGTACCCAATAAGCGAAGACCAGGTATATGTTGAGGATGCTTTTCTTAGAGTAAAAGGATGGAGCGATGCGTTTGGTGACGCTTTAAAAGCTGCATCTATTGCTTGGCGAACAGAAATGCCAGCCGGCGCTAGCAAGCTAGACGTTGAACAATACGCTGCAACTGTTGGTGAAAGTAATAGTTTCTTTAGCAAATCACTAGATGAGCTTGGCAAGCGCATGCGAATACCATTTAGGCTATTGCTAGCAGCAGATGAATTTACAAAAACCATTTCTCAGCGTGGTGAATTTTATACATTACTCAACAAACGCTATCAGCATGCGTTACGCAATGGCATGACAGAACAGCAAGCGTCAGATGAGGCAGCTATGTTGTTATTAGATCCTACGGCGGTTGCTGATGATTTAAACAACAAAGCAAGGTTTGACACTTTGCAATCTGATTTAGGGTTTTTTGGACAAGTAACCGGACGGTTCCAAAGAACTTTGTTTGGTAGGTTTATATTACCGTTTGCTACGGCGCCTACAAATGCGTTGCTTAGAACTATGGAATATACACCATTTAGTAAAACAGCTATAGATTTATCGGGTAGAAACGGTCCACAAAAACAACAGCTAGCTATGGGTAAATTAACCCTTGGTTCTGCTATCCTATTTAAAACGCAACAAGCTGCAATGGATGGCAAAATAACTGGTGGTTTTCCAGAAACAGCAGCACAAAGAAATGCATTACCTAGAGGTTGGCAACCATATAGTTTTGTTCTTAAAGGTGAGGGTTTTCCAGAAGGTAAACCTTTGTACGATAGGTTTGGTGTTCCTAATGGTCCATTAATATACATGAGCTACGCAGGGTTTGAGCCTGTTGGTGGGTTGTTAGCTATTAGTGCTGACACAGTACAACGCTTAAATAGCACTGATGATCCAGGTTTACGTAATACGTTTGTTGGTGCTGCTGCAATAGCAACAGCAGAATATTACAAAGAGTTGCCTATGCTGCAAGGTATATCCGATACACTTTCATTTCTAGACGGTTTTGATCCAGCAAATCTTGCACGTAGTTATGCAGAAAATACAACTATTGTTCCTGGTTTACCTCATCCATTAAGTTCGTTGCAAAGAATGTTTACACGAATAGCTGATCCTACAAAAACAAAACCAAAAGGTGATTTTGAATATTATACACTTGATGATGTTATGGAACAGTACACAGATGATGATGGAGTTATAAAATACTTTTTTGAAGATGCTGAAGGTAAACCAAGGTTAGATTTAGTAGGTTTGCCAAAGACTGACTCTGGTAGACAGATATATGAATTTTTTACAACAATGAACTCAATGCGCCGGCAAGATACATTTGTTCAAAGTGAAAGAGATCTTAACGCAATAAAATATGATACGTTTGGTGTTCCTTTAGGCTCAGATGAATTTAGTTTTGCTAACAATCCTATTGCTGCAATATTTGGTAATATTACTGGATTACGATTAAAAACTAGTGGTGAATTACAAAACTATGAAAAAGAAATTTTAAGGTTGCATGATGTTACAGGTGATTGGCCTCTTACAAATCCCAGAGAATATAAAGGTGTGCCGCTTACATATGGTATGCAATCAGACTTAGTTAATCTTGCAAAAAACACTGTTAGAGTTCGCAGAAGTGGTTATGGAGATTTATCATTTAAAGAAACTTTAGCGGCTGTAATAATGGAACCTTCATTTGAAATGTTAAACGCAAGACAAAGAGTTACATTATTTAGAAAGATAAATAACGATTTTATTGATGCAGGGTTTCTATCATTGATTGAATTGCCAGAATATGCGAATATGCGCCAAGCATTCTTAGACAGACAAAGTGTAAAGGAACAGCGTAAAGAGGAAGATCGATAGATGACAGTTAGTAGCGCGACAAACAAAGTAAGCTTTAATGGCAATGGCTCAACAACAGTTTTTGCTTACAGTTTTAAGATATTTGATCAAGACGATTTAACTGTTATTTTGCGTAATGCAAGTGGTGGTGAAACAGTACAAAGTATTTCTACAAATTACACTGTAAGTGGTGTAGGCAAT